TCAGTATAAATCTTGTAATATGCTGAGCCTGACCACGTCGGCTTTGGTAACCTGAACTTAACAAATATCCGTCCTTTACCAACGAGAATCGCTTCTGCATTTCCTGTCGCCCAGTCGCCAGCAAAAGGAGGCGCAATTTCTTGCCCACTGGCCGTTGCCGTTACTCCCGCGCTGGGTAGCGACTGCGTCCCTTCTGTATCAACAGCCGTTACAACAAAATGATACGGGCCAAGATACGCACTCGGATCAGGGACGGTAAAAACATATCGCTCACTGTCGACCTGTTCTTTACCCAGATAGGTTGCAGGATTATCAATATCAATCCCCGCTGTTTTACTCCAATAGACGATAAATCCAAACAGCGCACCTACTTTGAGCGGCGTTCCGTCGGCTAAAGTTGTCGGTGACTGCCATGTGAGAATAAGTGACTCTAAAGCAGATTGCACCCCAACGGTAACCCCTGCCGGCGCACTTGGCCGTTTCGGCAGTTGTGCGATTACCGGCAGAGACCAATCTGATAGACCTGATCTTACTACGTATCCCCGCCCTCTTGGTAGTCCGGGTGTTGCGGTTGTCATCTAATTCCTACGCGGCAAATGCCAGTTTTTATAATTGTCAAAGCGTCTTCTCCGGTTTTCTGTTTTCAAGCTATTAACACACTTCTTAATTCACTTAAGAGTTTTTTTCGATCTATTTCTTGTCGAAACCTGTTCAAGCGCCTGGACACGAATCGTTAAATCTTTAATCGTCGTATTCTGCTCTTTAACTACTGCGTGCAGCCACCCAATATAGGCGGATGTATTGATCCCGACCAGCTCTCCAGTGTCATCGTAGGCTTTGAGGCAATCAGGAGCCTCTTCGGCGATAAGCCCGAATTGCTCTTGATTGAATTTCTGACTGCTCTTCTTTTTGGTATACTCCTCTAACGCATCTGCAAGCTGCTCTTCGCGTGTCCGGACACGCCCATCTTCCGTTTCCTCTTCAAAGTCAGTCAGTTTAGGTTTAGTTAGCTTCCTTTTCCACCTACGGGCGGGTATTTCGTCAAAGTTCAGGACACCGACATCTTTGAGGATCGTCTTTTCCTTACGCAAGCTATATGTTATCCAAGCATCGGCAATCGGGTCAGTAGCTGATGTCTGCTGAACGGTTAAAATGTTGTTTCCAGTTGTCGTATTGATGAGAACGTTGCCGCCGGTTGGGTTGAGCGCCTTGATTTCAAGGTCAGCACGCCTAATATTAGTAGTTACATTCACAAAATCTATGTGGTTTAAACTCTGCGGTTGCGAGCCCTGGCCCATCTCAATACCTATATTGGCATCTTGTATCAAAAGATTTCCTAAGCTACTCCAAAACATAGCAAAAGATATCTGTCGCAAAAGAACACCTGTTCCCTGGTTGGCAATTTTAGGCATTAAAGCTGAATCGCGTATGCTTGCATATGAATTATCAATTGTGATCCCGCCCCACTCAGTATTAGCTAAATGGATAAAGTTAAACCTAAATGCCCCTTGTGATTTTCCTATTACATAAATTCCCCAAATAACATTATCCATGTAGTTGTAAAACACATTTATACCACGAGCATTGGATAATCGTATTGCTTCAGTAGAATACCCTGAAAATTGGAATCCATACACATTAACATTGGCCTGTCCGTTGATTATAATACCACGCGCACGTGTAGCAGCGCTAAACTTGGCAGGGCTAACAATCACATATTTTGAGGTGGCGTCGGGAATAGTTGTCCACGAGGTCGACACAGTTATTTCAGTCGCTGTGTTGTTTGAGATGTCTCTTATCTGCCCCCGACCTGTCCCATTCCAGATAAATATCTTACCATTGGTAAATATGTTCGCAGCCCAACTTTTAGACGTATCAGCAAGAGTGGTTGCAGTGCCACCAGTAGCAGTTCCTTCTCCAAAGAGATCATTGTTTGATGTATCCATCGCCTTGAAAGTGAGTGAGCTTAACACCTCTATGTCAGTAAGAGATATTGTTTCATCATAGGTGCCTGCTGAAACTGCAATTGTTGTAGCTCTTGTAATTACCCGGGGAAGAGAATTTACTGCGTGCTGAACCGTTGCAAAAGGAGCGCCCGCTGAACCATCGCCAGTAGTATTGCTTCCAGCAACAGCATCTACGTATATGGTCTGGGCAGCGACCGAGGAGGAAAGTGCTTGCTTTGTTGTATCGCCCAAAAAGAGATTTGTCACTAAATTTCCACTATCTTTAATTAATTTTCCTGTTGCTCCATCAAAAGCAGCAAGGTTACCATCAACTGCGCTTGCGGGGCCAGTTACATCGCCTGTGCCTGTTAAACGTAATCGCACATTTGAAAATAATTCATTCCAAACAGTAAAATCATGCCCTACTTTTGCGGCGTGTATTGTAATTTGTGGATTGTTGGTAGAATTAACATAAAAAGAAACGATTCCGTTTGCTCCTGTTGTAAAAGGATTGGCCTTTGCTGTTCCTGCCTCATCGGAAAAGATAGGAATTAGCGCATTTGTCGCTGGGTCTTTAACACTAATCGTCACCGCGTCTATAGCCAACCCACTTTCATCTCTAATCGCATCTGCCCATTTCACATTCACTTTTTCCCCCTTGGTATCACCGCGACTTGGGCAAGATAATGTTGCCCTGTGCGCAGTCCCATAATCTGGATATGATTAAATCGTTCAATATCCACTGTGTTCCATTCGCCGACCGGTTTTAGTATCTGATAATTCTCACCTGCGGTAACTGGTGTCTTAAAGGCTGGATCAAATCTCAATTCGGTCGCTGTGTTGTGGAATATTGCCCGTGCCTGCTCAGTATCCGCGTAATTGCCTAATCGTTTGAGATAAAATTCATTATATTTGCGCTCAAGCCATGTCTTACTTGTGTCTACCAATGTGCTTACTGTTCCGCCGGTTGCTATACCGATCTCGACAAGCTCTAATTTCTTGTACCTTACTCGATATCCTTCAATTCTTGGGTCTTGTTTACCATGCCAGCTTAAATGTAGGATTGGTACAGATGACCCATCTTCATTATCACCCCACAGTCCTTTTGCGTCAAGCGCAGTCGGAGGAGAGGGAATCGGTCCGATCATTTTATCTCGATCTCGGTCATGCTTTCCTGGCCAGTCTGTCCTTCCCCGATTAAACCAGTATTTTCTGGATCCTATCCTTTGAGCGATCGTACCGGAAATAGTCGTCGTTCCGTGCATTCGGATATCATGTCTGATTTGCGTCACTCCAATATCAATTGTTTCAGATGGTGTTATTACTCGTACAAGATCGCCGCCTTCGATTGATAAAGCCGTCCAAGGCAAAGATGCTTCGATTTCAGGGCAAGGAACAGAAGTGTCATGCAGCGCCATTGAGGCAGCTTTCTTTGCTTCACCGCGTGTATCAACTATCGATATTTCCTTTTCCACGATCTCCATTTTGCGATGTAATTTGCCTCCTCTACCGTCTGGAAGGCCATAAATATCTCGCGCAACGTCGTCTTTTGCGATTACTGATGCCATCTTTCCAGTAACCCTGTCACGATACCACCATTTTACCCACGTTCGGATATTTGCTTCGGTATAAGACGCTCTAACTAATTTAATATTTCCTGCTAAATCATAATCAGGCGTTGTGTTATCTCTTAGCGGATCAATGATTGTCGGTCTAAATCGATCAGTTCTAAATCGTTCAGATAGGTCAAATCCGATTGAATTAATTGCTCTTACTACTACATCGCCAAGACTGATATTTCCTACTTCGAGTTCATATATATAAAACATCGGATCATCTCGAATATCAATCTCCGGCGCAAAACCATAGTCTTCAAGGATACGATTAAGAACATTTTCAGCTATTGAGATATGGGTATCTTTATAAATCCGCGCCTCTGCTTCCGGTATCCACCAATCGAAATATGGCTGCATAATTCCCACACATCTCGCTGAAACAATATCAGCTTCAGCAACTGCTTCTGTGCTTTTTACCACATCGGGCCCGATAAAACCTTCAAAGACTAGTGCCAATGGGCCGCCCTTAGCGATCCAAACTCGTACAGAGTGATACGCGCCCAAAAGCGGCACTCCACCAGGGTTAAATGAGCTTGTATGTCCAGGAGCAAATGACAAATTTGCTGCTCGTAATTCCTGTGTGTTAGTAAATACAAGATCAGTCGACCAGCGACCATTTAAATAACTATAAGAGAGAGTCTTCCGTCGGTCAGAAATATCAATCCATGCCGTTCCGTCATGGACTTCAATCTTAACGTCCGTGATCTCTTGCGGAGAATTCCCGTTTACGATGTCAGTTCTCACGGTAATGGCACCAACCCGTATCCGGTATCTCGCAAATTTATACTCTTTAATTCACGCAATACAACATTCGCAATTCGCTCTTCGCCTACATGAATATTGATCGTCGTCGGCCCTTGGCTAAGTGGTTTTGTCTGAGCAGGAATGACCATTTCCCCGGCGTGAACATAAGCCAACCCGCTTTGCATGATATATCCACCTTTTTCGAGATAAGGCAAAAACGGGATATTAACAGATGGAATTAAATTAACAACCCAAATTATAGCATTTATCAGTCCGATAAGCGCGTTGCCAAGCAGCCGAAATACCCCCATCAGTCCTTTCCAAAGCGCGCTTGCTCCTACAGCAAATGAAAATTTTAGTTTATCCCACAGACTAAGACTGCCTGACTCCCAAATGACCCTTAACGCTCCAAATAAATCACCTGATTCTGCCAGGATAAACGCCGTTGCAAGCTCTGTTCTACCAATCCATTTATCCATAATTTGCCGCAGCCATAGATCAACCATTTTTAAGATCGTATCCCAATGTTTTGTGATTACGTCCCATAGTTGAAGTAATTTCTGTCCCAATGTTTCGACAAGCGGCTGCACTGCTTCCCAAAGTCTCTTAAGCGAAGGAAGTAAATTCGCCTCGAGGAATGGAATTAGCTTATCTCTGATAAAGCTATATATTGCTTCAAGCCATCTTCCTAAAACAGGAAAAACCTGTGCTCGCAAGAATGGGTCCATTTCACCACGCCACCATCGGGAAAAGCCTTGAAAGGAGGCAATTAAATCCGGCATCAGTGTCTTTCGTATCCAATCAGCAACCCCGTCTAATGCTTTGCCAAATGTTTCTAAAATTGCCACAAATGCATCTGTCACCGCAGGCGCAACGGCTTTCCCAAGTTTTTTGAGGGCCTCAATTAGGGACCGAAAAGGCTTAAGCGCTTCCTTAATCGCCTCTCGAAACGGCTTCAATATTCCTGCAATCCATCTAGGACGATCGCCGCGCCCTCGGATCGGCGGTTCACCTGGCGTTGCAGCCGCATATCTTATTCGCTCTACTCTCCACCCGGTCGGCACCCCAAAATCACGTGCTAGTCTTTCTTGTTCCCCGCGGAAAAGCCCTAAAATGTCTTCTAAGATCGTCGCGATCGGCCACAGAAAAGCTAAAAACATTGAGAGAATCATTTGCTGAATTCCAGACAGCGCTCTCTGAATTGCTGTAAGCGAATCCGCTTGCATAATCAGATCGCCAAAAGCCTCAGCTACATTCCATGCTGCTTGGGCGAGAGTAAAGAATGCAGCTCGTAGCTGCGCCATTGCTTCCCCAATCCAATTGACTATCTTGCCCACTAAATCCAAAATCGCTGAGACTGCACCGACAATATTACCAGTAATCGCAGCGGTAACTCCACGGAAACCAATTGCCAAAACATCGCCCAATCCTTGCCAGATCATACCTGCGCCCCGGGCGATAACCCCACCCCACCGTTCAAAAGTCGGTTGGCGTTGGGCTAATCTTTCTCGTTCTGCAATACCTTTTTTTTCTTCTTCGGTAATTCTTTGTTGCCAATAGGCATGAATAGCAGTTACATCAGCCCCATATTTTTCAGCTTCGATTAAAGCGTCGGCATAAGCTCTTCTCATAATCTCCAATCGATCTGCATTTAGTCGAAATAGTCTGTCACTCCAATCTTCTTCAATCGCCAATCTTCGATCAGTGTTCTGTTGCTGCAATCGCCGTTCTTCTTCTGCCGCTCTTTCTTTTTCTCGCCTTAATCGTTCTTGGTAATAAGCATGAATATTTACGGTATCTGCCCCCAGTGCCTCTGCTTGCGCAATTGCCTCCTCATACTCACGACGGATAATCTCGATCCGCTCTGCAGTCAACCGAAATAGTCGATCTGCCCATTCTTTTTCCATAGCCTCACGTTCGGCCAAAAACCGATCATCAATATAAGGTGGGGGTTCATAAGGCGGAGGCTCATAGGGTGGGGGTTCGTAAGGAGGGGGTTCTTCCATTATTGCGAGAAGATCAGCCATGCTCTTTTCGAGAGCCTCTTTTTGAATTGCTAAAGTCTCTGGTATTTCCTTGCCCGTTATTCCAATAAAATCTTTTATTTTATCAATAGTAGTGGAAATAGCGTCTTTTATCGATCCCCAGAAATCAATTATCGGTTGATTTATAATTCTTGTATAATTAAGCAACTCTTCTGAGTACTTTTTATACTCTTCTCGAAGAGATTCAACCTGTTTATCCGATTCTTTAGCCCAATTAGAGGTTGCGTTCATTAAGGCTTCAAATGCATCTCCAATTCCAAATGGAAGATACCTAAAAACAGCTAATCGCTCAATAAACTCAGCGATTTTATCTCGCACAAAGTTTATCGCCTCTGCCCAGGCTATCCGTATTGACAAAGCAGTCATTTTCGCCATAGTTTTAATTTTTCCCCATATAGCCTTAAATCCTTCCTTAATAGCGTCCCATTGTTCAGTTAAAAACCAACCGGCCACAGATAATGCTCCTATTACAGCAATTACTTTTCCAAACGCAATAAGCGCGGGAACAATTGCAGTTTTAAGCAAAAGCAAAAAAGCACCTTTCAAACCCAAAGCCGCCGTAGTTGCTTTTCCCAACCAAGCAGCTAATGTCAATCCCAGTAGTTTTCCGATTCCTTTAACAAGTGACATTGTCATCGTGATCATCTTTGACACGACATAGACAGTCGGTCCAGCTATCGCTAAAAAGAGTCCGAGATTGATCACAAAACCTTTTGTTCGATCTGATAATCGAGAAAACCTTTCGCCTATCATCTCCGCTAATTTAATTATTCTCTCCAGGCGAGGAATTGCTTGATCTATAAGGTCAATCAATAAATCTCCTAAAGGAATCAGCGCCATTCCGGCGCGATCAGCCAAAATCCCCAGCTTTTCACCAAAAGTTCGTGTTTCATCAGTTGTTCTTTTAATTAGTCCTTCAGTTCCTTCCAAAGCAACGCCAAGATCGTCAATTGCAAATATCCCATCGCGGATCGCAATCGTCATCCGTACCGCACCTTCTGCGCCAAAGACTTCAGTTGCAATTGCTAAAGCTTCAGTTTGAGTTTCAGCTGTGCGGATCGTTTCAATTAGATGCCCCAACTCAGTATGTGCATCTTTTCCTTCTTCTGACCACTTCCTTAACGCGGCATTAATTCCGGGCATTACCCGCCGAATATCGAGTCCTACCGAGTGTAATCGTCCAAATAATTCTGCTGTTTCAGCAGTATTGAATCCCGCCAACCGCATTACTGGACTGAATTTAATCAGGGCACGATTGAGAGATCCAAACCCAATTCCAGTGTCCATTGCGATCTTAAGCATCTTATCAAGCAAGATATTTCCTTCTTCAACTGTAAGATTTGCTCCTCGCAAAACACGAGCGAAAGAGTCAGCATTTTTTGCCGCGTCCTCACCCATTAAATGAGAAAATTCAATTAGTTGCCGAGAAATGCCTTGCAATTGATTGCCGGTTACGCCAAGATGTGTGTTGAAGATTCCAATGACTGCAGACGCAGTTTTAGTGTCGGTGGTAATGGTGCCAAGAAGGCCTCTTAAGACATCACCCATACCCTCTAATTGTTTACCGGTAGCTCCAGTAGCAACGCGAATATCCCGCATTGCTTTATCCATCCGGTCAGCCATCAATATTGCCGCGCCACCCACGGCTAGAAGCGGTAAGGTAAGCGCTTTTGCCATTGCCTTACCAGCAGTGGCCATTTTCGCGGAAATAATCGTCAGCTTAGAGGCGACACGCTTCATCCCCACTTCAAAGTGGCGCGTATCAGCGGTGATCTTAGCTTGTAGTCGTGCGATCTCGGTCATCTTTTCCCCCAAACGCCGCGTTTAGCATTTCTACTGTCTGTAATAAGTCTTGCGACGATCTCTTTTTCTGTGGCTTCTCTTGCGACGGCATGAAGTCTTGCGGTTTAAACGCCCCACCTTTACCTCGGAATACATTTGCGATGGTACTTGCAATAATGCCCGCGCGCAGATCCGCTCTTTCAATAGATACTTGCGCACGGGCAAGCAACGCGTCATATTCCCGCAAAGTCAACCTCCAAAAATCAGCTTGAGTTAGTGTTAAATCATAGATTCCTATTGCCCAGAGCTCTTCGAGGGAAGGGACGAAGCCCCCTTTTTTTTCTCATTCTTAGGAGACGCCTTTTGCCACGCTTCCATTAACTTCTCAGAAACGTACTCCATGTTCTCAAGCGTAACAAAGCTGCCAGCCACCTCAATCGTAAGCGCGGGATCTTCCCACAGAAGCGCTGACCATAGCAGGGCTCTAATCTTTCGCGCTGACATGTCCGTCCAAGTCGATTCAGTAAAACAACTTGCGCCGGTTTCTTCTTCAAACTTTGCCATTGCGTTTAGATCGAATTTTAACTTTCGCTGTTTATCAAGAGCAATTTTTACGGTATACATCTATTCTCCTCTTTAGCCCTGTGTTTCCCACATCGATCAATCGCGTGAGAGGCTCATATTTGCCTTTTATTTCTCTATCTATATATTCATGCCTCTATTTTAAATACGGCCAAATAAGCGCATGCGCAAATGTAGAGCTGTTGTAGCTTTGCGCCATTTTGGCTATTTTTAGCATTGGACACTTGTCTCGACGCTTGAAACCCACAACAGTTCTGCGGTTGCGTGGTTAGCAAACTCCTACTTGTACCCTTAGAGTAAAAACTGGGTACTTTCTCGGTATCATGCTAATGTCGGTTGTCCGGTCAGTTTAAGCGTTACTGACGCGGTCAGTTTTCCTGTTACCGGTGCCGACGGCCCAAACGCTGTGACAAGAGCCGTAAAGCTCCATTTTGTAGAAACTGGATCAGTAAACACGTATTCAAAATTACGTTTAGTTCTATTGGCCATATCTCTCAACAACCCCGTTGCGTGATTATGCGTACCTTCGGTCGGGAGAAAATTAAGATCAAACGTAACATCTCCTGACCTTAAGATTGTTCCTACAACTTCTTCCCACCCCCCGGTTGAGCCATGCGAGGTGGCATCCTCAGTGTCAAGTGACAATGAGGGACCTGTAATATCTAGTACCTCGGCGATATCGACAAAATTCTCTGGTGTCGCACCGTCGCCTATCCTTAATTTCGTTCCAAAACTGCTAATTGCCATTATTTCACCTCTTTATTCTTAAGATTATGAATTCAATTGCCGTATTAGATGGATTAAGATATATCCGCCCATCCGATTGCACCCAGCCCACGCTTGGAAATGGCCCCAGTACTGCAACCGTACCAACTGCCAGCGAAAAATTCGTGATATCTTCTGGTCTGCCATATGGATCAGGCACACTCAAAATTGTTATAGTATGTGCTGCCGTTGTGCTGACATTGCGAGCAAGCACAATTTCTTCTCCCGTGCTGATAAATGCATTATTATTAGTCGCGTCTCCCGCTGTCCAGGTAAGTGCTGTTCCAGCATGAGAATATCCACCTGGCGTTTCTGTTACTGGTAGTAATGTTCTTGCCATTATTTCACCTTATTCCCGAATCGATCTGTTTTAATAGGCGCACTAAATGTTTTAGGCGCAGGCATGTATTGTTTTATATGCTCTTCCATTACATCTTTATTCAGCGTACTAAATGAATCTTTTGTGCACTGATAAAGAGGAAGCCCATTCCATTCACTTATTTTGTAAAACGGATTCTTTTCAACTTTTTTTTCAATCTTCATACTCACCTCATTAGCTCAAAATTTAGCGACCAATGGTACAATTTATTTTGATCTTGCTGCATAAATATCGGCGCACTTTGTAGGCCAACACAATCACTATATCCAGGTACTTTCGCCCCTTCAAGTGCTGTATATACATTTTCAGCCTTTACGCCTCCTGTGATTAAGTCTAGATCACGTATCCTTACCTGTATTGTCGGATATCGCGTTTCTCCATTTCCATGCGTTCGCGCTCCTACCGGTCCGCCTGTGCCTAAAACAAATACCGCATTTTGTGGAATAATTGTTGAAACAGGTCTCACCGGCCCAATAAATATATCTGTTCCGTAAACTCCAATTCCTTTCAGTTCAAGAAAAGTTGCTATATCACACGCGGTATTCATCTTTCGGCCTCTCGGGAAAATCCCGATGGACTTGACCCAGCCTTATCCCTCGTAGTGCGTTTATTCGGATTCTCTTTGCCAATCGCTTTTCATATCCTCTACTACGCTCATTCATTGCCTTTTCCAGAAACTTTGCTTCGCCAGTGGTAAAATTTGCTTCTGTCATTTCGTGAACGGGAAGAGCATAATCAACCCCATAACCAAGAGTCGCCTCAATTTCTCGCTTTGGCGGATGGACGAATGCGCTCGCTCTTAGCCGACCATATCTCACAGGTGTTTTTCGCACCGAAATAGCCATTATCGCAAGTCCCTCTTGGTATATACTAGCCCGCGTTGCTTCTACGATTGCTTCAGTCGTCGCGTCAATCTTATGTAGTGATAAACTCATAACGCAATTTCCCAAAATGCAAAGCTACCGTCTTTATTCTGTGCTCGCAAAACAGCTCTAACGAATCTGTATTCAGTTTCTCCAGGAAGTTGCACTTGCGAAGAGATGCTAATTTCCTGGTTAGAATATACCTGGCAGTCTGATAATACTTGCTGCCCTTGCGTATCAATAACCTGCTTTCTTTTATACTGCACGCGACACGGCACTGACACCGGTGTACTCCACGACGGTTCGCCGGTAGGAGTCGCTCCCGCCGGATCGCGCTTTAACACAGTATGAATAAACCACTTTTTCAAGTCCATCGGTAAGGCCTAAGAAGCTCGGCGATCCTCGCCGGCATGCCCGCCATTTCGTAAGCCTGTTGTGCATCTCCCACTTTTTCGCCCGTAACTGCAGGGTCTTGTCCCTTATTGCGATAAAGATGAGTGACCAGCCCGATACACGCGTCTTCAACGTCATGCGGCAAAGTCCGCGTTAGGGCAGGATTCAAGGCCTCCTGTTCCGGCGTTACCCAACCGCTATCGAAAGTTATTTTCACTTCAGCGGCCATCGGCCCCCATCCATCCCTCCGAAAGATCATTTTACCTCGAACACTATACTCACTTGCGGGTATCACTGTGTCTTTAACTTTGATCTCCGTAATCGATACAATCGGCTCGCGATCAGGCACTAAAAATTGGCGTTCAGCCGCTCGAAGATATTCGACCGTTCCAGCCTCAAAGTGAAATTCACGCCCACAATAAGCTACAATCCGGGCCGACGCCTGCTCGATCAACCGCGTAATGTCTTCGGTTATACCAAGCTCTTCTTGAACTGTAGCCAGTGTGGTTAAGATCATTTCTTCTTTGTCCTTGGTGAACGCCGCATCATTTTATCTTTTGGTGAAGAGATCGCCTTTTCTTTCTTAACGTACTCAGCAATCCCCGCTTTTACGTATCTTGCTGCTTCTTCTTTGGAAAATCCCGCTATTTCGCCCGCGTTATAAGGTGCATTTGATCTTAGGAATTTAATCACCTTCATAGAACCTCCTATACCGGCGTTTCAATCGCGCCGCCAAGTATTACGGTCGCAGCTATAGGCATTGTCGCGCCTGCCCCAGTAAGTGTAACAGTTGAAGTAACGCGAAGAAATTTCTGAACTGGTTTTAAATTTACATCGACCGATACTTTTGCATCGGCAGTCTGATCTCCTGCGAGCTGCGGAAGTGCGACTACGTCTGTCCAACCAGTTGATCCATCGGCTGACTGTTGTAATTTCGCGTCAGCGACAAATGTCCCCGTTGTACTCATTAAGCCGCAATTAAATAGTACCACAGCTGAAAGGAATCCATCGCGGTTAATCGCATCGCCATTTGTTGTTGTCGTTGCCGCCGCAGGTAAAGTTGTGGGAGTAATTCCCGTAACGTCTTTTATCTTTGCACCAATGTCAGTTAGTGTCATGTTATCCTCCCTACATCCATTTTACGCCAGTAATCACACTGACCGCACGGTCATGCCGTACGACAAAATCGTGCCGTGCGAGTGTACGCACAATTGTTTGATCTGCGCTAATTCCGGAAATAATAGTCGTTCCGTCGTGATATGTTCCACCCTCGTAAATTCCGACAATCAGTTGCGTATTCTCACCAATTACCGCCTGCGCAAAATCAGCAAGATAAACTTCAGATTCGTCCGATCCGCTACCCAGATTGTTCGGAATCTGCGTCGTTATTCTATACGGGTATGTCATTAAAGTCCCATCAAGCATTTCAGGTCTAAACGCAAAGTTCCCGTTAGCATCGCGAAGCGACATCAAGAATCCTTTTGTTCTTGGAGTGAAGATCCATCCCATGCGAAGTAATGGTACATTACCCTCTTCAATCAACCTTAGTGCTTTTGTTAAATCCGCGGTTACGTTAGCTAAGTTCACTGTCGTATTTGCAGCAAACACATTTGACGGATTAGCCCAATATCTTAACCCTTGAGGCTTATTTTCCGTCCCGTCGTCGCGGATAAATGCTAAGTCTTCTCGCAGTGACATTGCTGCGATTAGGTCATTACGCACCACTACATCAACCGCCGGTGATGCGTCTCTGATCAGATCGTTAGAAACCGGAGTAAGTGCCGCCAATTTCTTTGCGCTTAATGACAATTGTCCGAATCTTTGCTCGCTTTTTGGGATATTAACGTTTTCGCCGATATAGTAAGCAGTTCCGCCGGTCGTTTGCCGTGGCATTGTCATTGTGCCGGAATTCATCGGAACCGCTTGTGCTCCTAAAGCCCGCACAACTGCTTGTGCTCTAAGTAATTCAATAATTTCCGCCGAGTATTCAGGTGGTACAATTGCCCCACCGGCTTCAAAATCTGCGCCGCCCAACGCCTTTGGTTCACCGTAAACAGAAGTTACGTAATCAAGCGCTTTTTCACTGTCGCCCTTATGTTTCACCATTCCGCATACGAATCTTGCGAACCGTAAGCCTTTTTCCACTTCAGGCACGGATGTGGTGGCCGGATATACCCATTTACGTTGTGCCATTTCGGCGTATACCGCTTCTTTGATCAGCTTATCTAAAGCTTCTTTGTCAACCACCCTATCCTCGATCAGTTGAGTCAAAGCCGTCTTATCTGTTTCGGCTCTCTGTTCCAATTCACCGCGGACTGTATCCGCAACGATCTGTGTCAACTCTTTTTTATCCATTTGAGCCCCCCTCAAATTGATTTTTGATCACTGAGATCAATTCTTTTTTTGTTATATCGATAACCGGCTCCTTATTTGCGTCTTGTACCTGTAATTCTTCTTCATTATTTACTATACTATCTAAGACTTCGTCAATCAACGCTACTGATTGTCTTAGTTTCGCCTCATTTGCTGCTGATAAAACCCGCCCTGCACGCGTAATCAGTTCTTTAATAGTAAATGGTTTTATGTCCACCCACGTTTGTTTTGCATCCTGCAAAGACAACCCCTTTGCCTTTGCCATTTGAATTGCGTTCGGATTTGCTGGTACGGCGCAACCCGATAATTCAAGCAATTCCTGTGACGTAAATCGCCAATTGCCATCAGGATCGTAACCTCCTTCGTGCCCGATAAAGCCGACGCTTACTGCATTAAGATATCCACCTAAATACATACGATACACAGTATCAATAAATCTTGCATGTTCACTTGATGCTGCATACTCGCTTGTGAGTTCTTCAATTGTTGGAAAATATACCTCAGCTGCAAGCTGTTTATTGATCGTATCTTTAACAATGTTGGTGACTTTTCCAACCGGTGGGCGCACATATCCGTCATGAGCCCACAGAAATACCGGATTCTTCTGAAACTCCTCTAACATCCATCCCTCAACAGCTATTGTTTCTTTGTCCCGATCAAGCGTTTCGTCACTGGCAATAAACCGTAATGTACGATCTTTACCTTCAACTTGCTTAACCGGGTGTTGAAAAGTTTTTGTGATCGGTTTGTTTAATTTGCTCACTCGTATACCCCCAAGGCATCCAACGCCTCTAAGATTATTTTCTGTTGCTCGGCAAATCCCTGCTTAAATTTTCGTTCAATTAGTTTCTCCCACGGAATTAACGCTCGATCCCAACTCTTCCAATGTTCACGTCGATCTTTACTTTTCGGGTCCTCAATTACCGCTATTGTAGTGCACCGGCAGTTAATGTCAAGCTCGGCAATGCCAAACGCCCCAGGATACATCGCGGTCTCACCACCAGGTGCGGTAAACGGCTTGTCAATTGCCCGCTTTTGCCGATCCATTTCGCCATGCGCATCTCGTTGTAAGCCGTCTAAAGTGGCTACCCATTCTCGTCTATTAACTACTCCACTTTGCACATATCCCTCATGCACAGCAAAGTTCGCTGAAGATAACACTTCTGTCCTTGCGATCGTGCGCGCCCTTGTAGCCGCTGGTTTGAATACCTTTGCGATAACTCGTTTCTTTAGTTTTTCTATCCCTTCACCTGCTTGTACTCCCGCAGACAAGTGCTTAAGAAGAGCTTTTTTTGTTGTTTCGTTAATTCCTTTAATCTTTAGTTCTTTTTTGGCTAAATGATCCGTTATTGTAATCCGATGTATATTAAAAATCAAGTCGACTTCTAAATCCGTTAGCGTTCGTTCCCCCCATGCGGCAATAAGCTTCCTATATTCGGGTTCAACTTCATGTATTAAATGTCCATAATGCAACATATCAACAATACCATGTACATCTTCTACATTAATTACTTTAACTGACTTTGCTAATTCCACCGGCACTTCTAACTCATCTCCATTCTCAATTGGTGATAGTCCCGCCATCTCGCGCCAATCGTTGGGAGTAAAATGCTGCGGTGCACGTGCCATTACTTTCAATTTAAATGCTTTATCTTCTTGCACCGGACTCTCGTATTTTATTTTAATATCTGTCCCAAACTCAGGCACCAGTTGTCGCTGTAGCGCACCGCGAAATAGTTCTAACCTTGGCAGAATCACCCATTTGGAGAAAATATAATCAGCGGCCTGAATAGTCGCACGGTTGGAATGTTCAATGATCCCCATAATCTCCGGCGGAATACCGAGCACTTGCAAGATAACATCGCGTTCTTGTTTCCGCAGCTCAAGCAACTGCATGTCAGAAAAATTTTGCGATAATTCCTTAACCGTTAGCCTCCCGCTATGCCAATGAGATTTAAACGCATTCCATATTCCTTGATGTTCGGCTTCAAATTTTTCTTTGGCCGCTGCTAGACTTTCTTTATCTGCACCCTCAACACCAATTAAAATCGGTGGTATTGCGCGGTTGAAAAACCACGCTTTAATGTGTTTGGCGATATATTCGTCGATTTCAAGCTCATCGATCAGCGCTTCTATCACACCAATTCCCCGTCCATAAATGTTTTGCGGGTTTGGGTCTTTTATCCATACGATATCTTTTGCCGCGTATCTTTTTGCTCCAGCAAGAAAATCGGGTTGGCGTTCATCTGGTACATTAGTGATGTCCGCCGGCGAGATTGGCCATATCTCTATTACTTCACCGCGACCATTACGTTCTTTCAACCAGAACGCTTCACCCTTTAGATCAATCCATGTCTGCGTGATCTGAAAAATTGTCTCACGGTCAAGGTAGGGATTACCTCGTTCTAACAGATCGATTAGCGGATGAGTGTCTACTCGCTCACCACCAACCTCAACGTACCAAACCATATCCCGCATCGCAAATCCAATTCGCGAAGCAACACCTCGAAGCCAAGGGAGGTAGCGATATGAAGATAGAAGTCGTTTTGTTTTGCGCCCAGGCAGAGTTCCCGATCTTAGAAGTTCTAAAAATATTGCCGTAGAAGCAGAATTAGCTACAGAAAAATCCTTTATGCGTTTGAGGAAAGATCGAAATCCCATTATAAAAATAGATTATATTACCATAATGAAAAAAGTCAAGTTGATCGGCCATGAGATACGCTCAGGTCGCCACAGCTGGGCTTTATTATCTTTTTGTGGGCAAGGCTATGCCTTAGGAGACATTTGTCCTGTTACTTTTGCACCCTAAACCCGCATGCAACCGGCGTTTTAAGGCAAACACCGCAAAATTTTGATCTCCTCAGAGGCCTATATTTGCCTTTCAGATTTTAAAACGTGCTATAATCCGCCTATTTTAAATACGGCCCTCTCACAGCACGCGCAAACCCACAACTATTCTGCGTTTGCGCAATTTGAGCTATTTTAAGCATGGGACACTTGTCCCAATGCTCCAAACCTACAACAGTTCTGTGTTTGCGTGATCGGTAAACTCCTGCTTATACCCTTAGAGTAAAAACTGAGTATCTTTTGGGTAAGAAACTCGGGCGTGAGTTTAAACAATGTGGGTATCATATGAAAATAAACGGTTGCTGCCCTTGTAGCATCAATTCCGTAATCGCGTACACAAGCGCATCCAATCGATCCGGCGATTTATCAGGCGGACCGCTCCAATTGCAAAGCTGATCCTCCAACTCAGAAAACCCACCGACATGATGCACTCTATTTTGTTCGTACAACGCCGCCACTGGTTCTGCGCGTATCGTCTTTCCACGCGAAGCATGAATTGATTTATAGGGTATATTTTCGCCTATTGTGCGAATTATTGTTTCGACCATATCACCACCCTGATTTACTTCTGCGATGATTCGATCAGCTTCCCATTTATAGTAGGCTTTCACTACTATTTGCCCCCAGGTGTTGGGCAGATATCGCCCTGAGAGATCCTCAAGAATATATCCATGATCATCTTCTCCTAATCCACACACAATAATTCCTGTTTCATCAGAAGTTTTTTTAGCGGTTACAGCCGGATCGACTGCGATTACTATTCGTGCCAGTTTAGGAGCTTTTGTCTTTCGCGATGATTCGATTAACGCCCGTTGCCACAACGCGCCTGGAAGTTCCTCTAATAACCGCCCAAAGATTTCTTGCTCTCCAAGCGACGTTCCCTCATAACGATTGATAATTTGCGTAAAAAATCGTTCTGCTAAATTCTCTTTATTTTCAAATGTTGTGCCACAAGTAACTACGGTGTGCGGATTTGCTGCTAAATCCCGCAATACCTGAATCGGACGCGGCGTTGTCATCACTACACAGCGCGGATTATTTCCTATTCGCAGTCCCAAAAGCAGCATATCCCATGCTTCTGGTCTGCGCCAAGCCGCAAGTTCATCCGCCAAAGCAAGATCATGCTGCGGCCCTCGAAGCCGATCAGGCTCATCAGCGCTATACGTAGTGGCAATAGCGCCGTTTTTCCACGTCAAACGCCTCTTTGAAGGTTCGTACAGCGGTCTGTCCCATGGTGGACAAACGGCAAGAATACCGCTTTCTCCTTCAACTATCACATCGCGCACATCAGCAGCAGTTGGGCCTACTAAAGCAATCCGTTTAGCGCGGCCCGCTTCAACTTC